ATGGCATCTCTAAGAGGGGGAAGGAATCCTATCGCCGCACTCTCGTTGAAAGTTCTTACGCAGTTCTTACTAACTGCTCTCTCAATACCATACTGGTGACCAACATCATACTGAAGTTGTGCACCTAATTGTCTCTTATAACCGTGAGTATCCATCCAAACGTGGAAGGCATACTCCCAGTTGAGTAGAACACCGTCACAGTCGGTCAAAATTACTTTATCTAAATCGTTCATTCATTACCTCATTTCGAATACATACGTATTATAACACTATATGGTTATGGTGTCAAGCGTTTATTTAAAGAAATCTACCTTCTTTTTCGTGCTTGAGCATATCGAGTTTCCACTCTCCACCAGTGTAATGACAGAAGTTTGCCTTCTCGAAGAACTCCTCATCACTACTATAATGGGGTGAGTCGTTCCACTTCTGGTCTAAGTGACCTATCTCCATGTCATGGTACAAGAACTGTCCAGACAGATATGGTTGATCATTCATAATAGACATATGATATTGAGGTTCTGCATAGAACCATTCTTTCCAGTCCATAAAGTGCTTACGTGCAAATAGACGTGCTTCACGTTCCCACACAACTACACCTGTATTCATGATGGTTAACTTAGATGGACTTTGAGGTGGTAAAGATGGAACAATAGGAATATTGTGCATATTGAATTTTGAAACAAAGTTTAATAGTGTTTGTTTCTTGAAGTCCCAAGAATTATATCCACCACCATTAGGTGTTCGAATGTCACTTTCAAGTACACCATACACATCTGCACCTTCACACTGATCGAATATATTCTCTTCGGTGTTGACACCTATATCAGTATCTGCGAATAGCACTTTGTCGTATTGATCGAACATAGGATCGTAGATGACCCTAAGACATTCGAATAAAAGTGCTGTACTGTCTGTGGTGTCAATGAACTTGAGTTCGTCCGAGTAGTGGTAGTCCGCACCAATCTTCTCCGCATACTTTTCGAAAGAGTTTTTAGATACCTGTGCTACATCTTTGTATAACTGAGATCTATTATGCCCATTAATTTCACCACGATCATCGACTTCTGGTGTAACTACCATGTATTGAAATATCGCATTTTTCATTATCTTCTCCATTTGTAGGTTTCCCGACTTTCTTGATTCGGGTTCCCTTGTTCATCTCATAATACGATTTATGTCGATTACGTTTCTTATTTGAATTGTCATGACGTGCGTACTTAGACACAGTCCTGTCCTCATTTTAAAAATGTTTGTTCAGTGTTTCCAGTTTATCTTCGTACTCAGCAATCTTACCAAGTTCCTGTTCGAAGTTCTCCATAACATCTGGGTGTTCTGCAACACCAACTTGATTATATAGCATGATCTCTAAGTTTACTTTATGGAGTTCGATCTTACCTTCTAAAGACTTCCTTGTCGCCTCTATGATCCTTTCATTTAAACTACGAGACATTTTCTAATCTTACCATTAATCGTTCTGCACGATTCGTTACTTGCTTGTGCCAACGTGAATCACGTCCTTCGACTGCGGCGGTTTTCCAATCACCATCAATTAATGCACTGTTCATCTTCTTGAACTTACTCAAACGAGTACGTCCCATGTTGAACATCATGTTAACCAAGATCTGCTGTACTTCGTCTGGAAATGCTTCAAATGTCCCTGTTTCGTATAGAGCACAACATTCAAGGATTGAGGTTTGGAGATCTCTTTCGAACACTTCCCAAACTCTATCTTTCGTAACTTCGAATCCAACTTCTTCCCCATACTCTGGGTCTGAAGGGATAACCAAGTGCCCAACCCCAAAGGTTGGTAAACCGAGGTGATCGTGGTACACTTCATACTTGACTCCTTCGTCAATTTTTAATTGTTCAAATACTGCTTCTTTATTCAATTCTATTCTCCTTTCAGATCCCAAAGTAGGATCTCGTTATATTTTCGGGTAGGATCCTGTGGATCGTCCCATGTGTAATAAGGTTCACTCCTTAGAACCTCTTCTAATTTGTTCTGATCATCCCAACCAGATCTATTCTTGTAGTTTTTAAAACAAGGGAACGTAGTTAAAATCTGACCACCCTCGTTTAGACTATCTTTAATATTATCAATAACGGTTGCGTCTAACAACCCTTCAGTAAAAACACCACATAATATTATAAAATCATACTTCTGTGGTAACGGTTTCTTTACTATATCCAATATAGTTACAGAATTATAGTATGGTTTTGATAACTCACACATCTTCCATGATATGTCGTATCCATCCCAATCAGATCCACCGTGTTGTTTTGATAACAACCCAGAACCTATACCTATTTCTGCAACTGTCTTACCTTCTAAAGTAATATGTTTATTTATAAATTCACTAACGTGAGTAGGCAAACTCCAGTTCCAAGAGAGCATGTCTTCTTCGTATTTTGCCCATCTATTATATTTTTCTTCAATGAGATACGATAGATTAAATTCTCTTCTATCTGGATGCAATGACTTACCCAACTATTCTCCTACTGACTAATTCGTTACGGATCTTCTGTCTTTTCTTAGGTGCTAAGTGTGCACCTTCAAGTGCTTTCTGCAACTCTTCAGTCGGTGTTGACTTCATATAGAAGTGTTGTACTGTCTTCTTATTCGAACCCTTTGCTCGAATCGTCTGACTCTCTTTAAATTTAACTGGCATGTTTTTCTCCTATCATGTCTTTGGTCATTATGTAATCACGAACAAAGTCGGATCGAACAATATCTGCCCAAGTGAATTCCACTGTGGTGAAGTTCTTCATCAGTTCGAGAATGCCCATGAATTTCATGATACCTCGTTTGTCTCCTTCTTTGACAAAGTCTGATTGATAATAATCTCCACAGAATATTATTTTACAGTTATGACCTACTCGTGTAATTATCGAGTCCAACTCGTGAAATGTCAAGTTCTGCATCTCATCTACAATAACCACAGCATCGTTGATAGTAGTACCACGAATGTGACTTGTAGATATAAATTGTATCTGTCCGTTCTCACTTAGTTTAGAGTATGCTTCTTTATCTTCGAACAACTCTGTACATATAGAAACGTATGGTGCAGTATATGCCTCCAACTTCTCTTCAAGTGAGCCTGGCAGAAATCCTATCTCCCTTGTAGGTACAATTGACCTACAAATAACAACCGATTCCATGTTGTTACTTTTATCTAGTACTTCTTCTAGTGCGAGATAGAGTGCACTGAATGTTTTACCTGTACCTGCGGATCCAGATAACACTAAGTGTGATCCAGATTTGTATGCTTCAAATACTACCTCTTGACCTTGAGTCATAGGATCAACGGTCACGAGATGTCCCGCATCTAATTTGCGAGGTTTTACTGGGTTTACTTTACGCATAGATTAAGTCTTAATAGTGTTGTTTTTGCCAGCGCCTGCTTTCATTCGTTTCAGATGGTCATTCCAATCTGATCCTGCAATCTGTCGTGCACTCTTGTGTCCCGAAGTTAATGCAGGTGCAACAGTATACACCCGTTTCATATTCGGATTGTCGTTTAGGTACTGATCGTATTCTGAGATTTTAAGCATCACATCGTGCACTTCATTGGTCTCATTATCTTTAAATTCATATATAGGCATAATTTATTTTCCGTTCCATTCCATACGACATCCCTCCGAAGAGGGATGAAGAGATATGGTCACCTTCCTTATTGAGTCATTTGTTGTTCAACAATGGTTTGATTTAAGTAGACCTGCTTCTTTGCTAATTTATAAGCAAGGTCTGCTTTACCTTTCTTTTTCATTCGCCGGATATAGAAATCTAATTCTTTACTATCCTGCTTCAACCGTTCCAATTGTTTTTCTGACATCAACACCTCTCTTTGTTAGTGGGTTTATTTAAGGGTTAAGGATCATATAGTTTTTACTTCACTATTAGGGTGGGGAAAATCTCCTCTGTTAGTTTTTTGGTTAAGAATTTCACTGGTGGTTCTTTATTCACCATGGACAAAACAATGACCGCATCTTGGGGATGAATGCTCTCCAACATACGAATGAATATGTTCTCACGTTTATACTGTGGGACATCCGCACCACCTTTCACAAAGTACCCGAATTCTTTATGCTTCTTCAGCAGTGAACTTGGGGTGGACTCTGGAATGTTTGGTTTGTACGGGGGTTTTCCTTTAGGTAAAAGGAATTCAAGAGAGTCATCGAACGTGCCTCTCAAGATGTCTTTAAGTGCGGGTACGTTTTGGTATTTAAGCAATACCTCTTTCCGACCTGCTTTGTTCTTCTGTTTTTCGAACTCTTCTAAAATCTCGAAGACCTCTGGTTGCTTGGGTTCATAATTCATAATTTATTATTCCTTCTACTCTATTATATAGGGTTATTAAGTTCTTGATACGAGTACTTATATCAAAAATAATGTAAAACAATCCCCTCCGAAGAGGGGACGAAAGGGGGATTATTCACTTAGGAATCATTACCAATTTTCGGATTTTTCCCCCGAACTTTAAGCAGCGGCAAACAATTCTGTTGCCTTCTGCTTGTAATTCTCGATTACATCACTGAAGTCTTTTGTCTCACCAGTACAAACGTAAGGTTTGTTGTAAGAACCAACGTTGATATCAACGTAGTGACTTCTGTGGAAGTAATCAGTCATTGGATCATCTTCACAGTAGAAGTCTTCACCTTCCATTGCAGACTTGAGTTCTTCAAGGAACTTAACAACAGTCGGGTTAGAACCGTAGTTATCTTCGATCCAGTAAGTGTTAACGTCAACATAGTTGTCTTGCAATCTATTAGCAAGTGACTGACAATCATAAGGATTGTACTGAGTGTCGTAATGTCTGCTATTCACCATGCTTTCATTCTTCGCACCGATGATATCAAGAGCACCCTCTTTGATGTTACACACCAAACTTGAATGGTGTCTGACTGCTAAAGTACCTTTCATGTTGTACTTCTTGAGGACTGCTTTGATTGCAGGGGTTAATTTCTTCTTATCTTCTTGGGATACATATGCCATAATTTAATTCTCTCTCAATTTGTTGCGGGTTAATTCCCAATCAACGTACCTATTATCTCATAGGTAGATGCATTTGTCAAGCGTTTTCTTGAAATAAATGCAAGTTTTTTTAGAAATAAGGGTTCTCCAGTTCGATTTTGCTACTACCCAGAGTACCGAATGGTTGCTCTGCAATAGACTCAATTGCACACTGGTTGTCGTATTTCTCTCTCTGAGAGTGGCACAGTGCTATTGCCTTTCTCTCTGCGTCCCTTGGACTGTCTGCGTACACATAGTACGATACTGTTGCTACATATCTATTTTCTTTCATTATTTCACCCATATGTGGTTATACTTGCTTGGTAGGTTGTCACATGACCAATCAGTATCCCCGTAGTTAATTACCTCTACACATTCCTTGGTAGAGTTCGATACCATTACGTCTGGCATATCTAAAATTGTTACCATTGCTTGGTATCCGAGAATGGCAACTAAAACCCCAATTACACCCAATAATATATTATTTAATTTCATGTGGTCTTACTCCAAAAATCTTAGTTAGTTCTTGCATCTCTTTCTCAGTAGGTTTGAAATGCGGGTTAAGGAAGTACTCCATAAGAAGACTTCCTTTTTTGTATCCCTTTGCCATTATCCTTCCACCCTATCGTGAATGGCAACGGCACCGTAGAACGTACCACCAAGTAGTTTGTCACAAAGTCTTGAGAACCTTGAGTCACTTGTTCCTGCGTAGTTTCCACCGAACATAGTCCACTTGTCTTTCTTAGACACTGGAATCAATCTGAGGATCTTCCTTCCACCGATTGGTTCTGCCATCACTAACTCTGCGGCGGGGTACTCCTCGCACGGTTCGAACGGCCCTTCTGCGTTTACCACAGTGAAACCTTTTGCATAACTTGACTCACCACCTGCGGTGCAGTCCATGTTATCGAAGAACGGATCACCATGCGGTGCCTGTCTATATGTACTTACATGAATTCCCATAATATAACTCCTGCCTACTGGCAATCAAATGCGACTACAAAGTAGTCTGTTAACTCGTTGGCAACTGCAAACTCTTCTGCTTTTGCCTTACTCTCAAAAATCTCTTCTCTCAATTCTCCACTCTCTTGAATGTAGAACACCAAATCTTGCACCATCATTTCCTCCTAATTAAAAACCTATTATAACTTGTTTTGATAACAAAGTCAAGCGTTTTCTCAAACTAATTTGCATAATTTTATGAAACACGCATCCATCTCCTGTGTCCAGACCTCGAACGGAGACCTCATCACAGTGTTTGACATTCCTCCAACCTTATCCACAACATGGGCAAGGTAGTAAGGATCTGCACTTTTTACTACTAATTCATCACCCGAATAGAGTTCTAACTCCATATGGTCGGCAGTAACGTAAGTAATCATATTTTCACCTATTTAAGTAATTCAACAACAAAAGGGAATAGCATTAAAAGCATTCCAGTCACAAAGTCTTTATCCATTATCCAAGTCATAATATCTCCTTTTCTCTCAATTACTAGTATATTATACTTGTTTTGATAACAAATGTCAAGCGTTATTTTTACTTTTTAGGGAAATATTGCTCGTTCCCATTTCTTCTTGGGTAGATGTTTTGAGTGGATCTTACAACCTATGAATTCGTTGTAGTAATCTTCACGTAACAGAACGTCACGTAGGAATTGTTCCTTTGCTTCAAGGTAGGAACATTCACCTTTGGTTTCGCACAAGTGTAGGATCTCACGGTAGTATACTTCTGTACCCTTTCTCTCTACAAGTGTCTTCAGATGCTCTGAGGATCCGTAGTAGTCCTTCCAGTCACTTTCCTTGACTACTGTGCGTTTCCTTGACTTACCTTTCAATGGTGGGAGTCTGCGTTTGCTCCAGAAGAATTTCTTACCAACATACTTCTTACCAGTATCACGCTCTGTAATAAGATAGACGAACCCGACATACTTGCCGAGTTCGTCTTCTGTTGGTTCGAATATTAAATTATCTTTATGCCAAGTCATACCTTTATATAGGTATTACTCA